GGATTCATGCGGAACTCGCGGCACTCAAACGGCCCCATATCGTGGCCGTAAGTGCTTAGGAGTCAACGACATTGGCGAATACCTTCATAACTCCAAACTGGGTGACCACCGATACCGCTACGGGTTTCCTCGACAGCACGAAGCTGATCGGGCGGTTCGACCGGCAGTGGGATGACAGCTTCATGAACAAGCCCGGTGGGGCCAAGATTGGCGACACCGTGCAGGTCCGCATTGAACAGCGGTGGCTGGCGACCGAGGGCCAAGCCCTCCAGCAGCAGAACATTTTTAACCAAACGGTTCCCATCACGGTGAACCACCAGTTCAACGTCGGCATGGGCTGGTCCAGTTCCCAAGCCACGCTGGAGGTGGAGGAAGTCCAGAACCGCTACACGCGGCCTGCGGGGCAGCGGCTGGCGGCGAAGTGGGACCGCGTGGCGGGCTCGGAAGTCTACAAGTCGGTCTACTTCTCAGTCGGCACCCCCGGCGTGAACATCGCGGCCAACCTGACATGGCAGACCGCGGCGGCCCTGCTGCAAGAGCAAGCCGTGCCGGATGAGTACATGGCCTGTATCTCACCCGCCCAGCAAGCCACGACCACCAGCGCCAACGTGACCATCTTCAACCCGACCCAGTACATCGGGGAGATGTTCAAGTCGGGCAAGATCAGCGGCGCCAGCCTCGGGATGCGGGAATGGTATTTCGACCCGCTGCTGCCGATGCACACCACGGGCAGCTTCGCGGCCTCCACGCCCATTGTCACCACGGCCGGGCAGACCGGCAGCACGCTGACCACCAGCGGCTGGGGCGTCACGGCGCTGAAGGCCGGGGACGTGTTCACCATCGACGGCGTGTTCAGCACGAATCCGCTGGAGCAGGACCTGAACATGGGGCGGTTGGCCCAGTTCGTCCTCACCGCCGATGTCAGTGGCACGGGTGCGCTGACGCTGACCTTCCAGCCGCCGATCATCACCTCGGGGGCGCTGCAGAACGTCACCAACGCGCCTGCGGCCAGCGCGGCCATCAGCGTGCTGGGGGCCACGGGGACGGTCGGCGCGACGATGGCGGCGACCGCCTCGCGGCAGAATCTCGTGTTCCATCCCAGCGCCTTTGCCTTTGTGATGGTGGATCTGGACCGGGATCTGGCGGGGGCCGAGAGCGGCTACACCTCGGACAAAGAGACCCGCGTGAAGATGCGGTGGGCGAAGCAGTGGAACGTGCAGACGGATCAGTCTGCCAGTCGCATTGACACGATTGGGGGAGTCGCGGCGATTCTTCCGTACTTCGCGGTCAGAGCATGGGGGGGTGCCTAATGGCGATCACACAGACGAATCTCACCGCCGATCTGGGCATCAACGACACGCAGATGTCGGTGGCGGCGGGTGCAGGCTTTCCCGGGGCGGGCGTCATCGCCAATCCGGGCTGGCTGGTCCGCATCGACAAAGAATATCTGCTGGCGATCAGTCAGCCGGTGACGAACACGATCAAGATCGCCCAGCGCGGCTTCAACGGCACCGCGGCGGCGGCCCACGACCTGTTGGCGAAGGTCACGGTGTCATCGAGTGGGAGTGACTTCCCGGATAGCGCCCCGGGGAACCTGACGGTCCTGCCTGCGAATCTCCCGAGCATGACCACCATTGGGGAGAATCGCATCTTCACCGTGGCGGAGGTGCATAGCTGGGGCAACCAGCCCCAACTGTTCGCCATCACCAAAGCCACCGCCGCGGCGATCACGCTGGTGGCACCGGGGAAGGATCAGGATGGCTTGGTCGTCACGTTCACGTCGTTGACCGCGGCGGCGCACGTCATCACCGCCACCGCGCTGCTGAATGACGCCGTGACGGGCGGGCCGCACGGCACGATCACGTTCGCGGCGTTCGCCGGATCAGGCATCACGATGATGGCGCAGAACGGCCTGTGGAACGTGATGGCCTCGGTGGTCGCGCCGATCACCTAAGTCTCTCGCGGGTGGGGTGAGTTGGCTCCGGGGGGAAACGGCTCACCCCGTTTTTTGAAAGGCGTGTATGGCACTGTTGATTTCACCGGATTCCCCGCACGGTCGTGAACTCTGGAGGTGGGAGCATATGGCGCACGAGCGGCATCCCTCCGATAGCAGCGTGGTGGGGATGCGGCCCTCCAGCCCGCAGCCCTATCCCGAGATGCTGTATCTCGTGACGGGGAAGAATCCGTGGACCTTTACCACGAAGGTGGTCACCAGCGACGTGGAGGCGCGGCTGGCGGAAGGACAGGGCTTCGTGAGTGGCGGCCCGGCGCGGGCGGCTGAGGCCTACGACGCCCGCCAGCAGGATCTCGCGGTGGCGGCGGCGCACCGGAACCACGATGACCGGGGCCTGAGTGCGGCGGCCCGGGCTGAGGTGGACGCGGCGGAGCAGGCCTCCTCGCGGCATCTGGGGGAGATTCCCGCGAAGCCGAAGGCGACAAGCCATAAGAAGAAGCCGGTGGCGCCTCCGGCTGCGATGCCGACGGTCTAACCCGATGGAGGCGGCGGAGTCATGCCAGCGATCACGGGTGGCGAGATTGTCGGAGATGCCTTCGGGTATCTGAACTGCTTCCTCCCCGGGGAGAGTATCCCGGCTCCCGATGGCGAGTTTGCCCGCCGTCAGCTGAACGACCTGCTCAGTGAGTGGTCGCAGCAGAACTCGGCCATTCCGGTCATTGGCCGGGAGCGGTTTCTGCTCGTGGCTGGACAGGGCGGCCCGATGAATCCCTACACCATCGGGATCGGTGGGGACTTCAACACCGAGCGGCCCAGTAATCAGAACTCCCTCGTCAGCGCCAATCTGATTCTGACAGCCAGCAATCCCGAGGTGCGGGTGCCACTGGGGATTTACACCGATCAGGCCTACGACGCGAACCAGCTACCCGACCTGAGTAACAGCCAGCCGACGGGCCTCTACTACAACCCGACCTACCAGCATGATCTGGGCTCCATCTTCCTGTGGCCGGTGCCCAATACCTCGGTGAACAACATCGAGTTGTTCCTGCAGAAGTCGATTGTCCAGTTTCCCGATCTGAGCACCGAGATGTTCGTGCCCGAGGGCTATCCGAAGGCGCTGAAGTATGCACTGGCGGACCTGCTGCAGACGCCCTATGGGCGGACGCTGAGCCCTGCGGCGAACCGGATTCGGGTGGCCAGTGTGGCGGCGATGCGGCGCAGCAATGACAAGCTGAGTGACCTCGGCAACGACGCCTACGTGTTCACGCAGGGACGGCGCACCACCTACAATATCCGGACGGGGAGCGGAGGCTAGTGCCTCCGTTTGAGGCCTTCAACGGCGGCTTCTATGAGACCCGGTCCTCCACGTTTTCCGTGGATACCGCCGTCAATGTCTACAAAGAAACGCGGCAGGTCGAAGGCTCACCCAAGACCACCACGCTCTACGGCACGCCCGGTCTGAAGCTGTTCGCGTCCGTCTTTGGGGGTGGCTGCCGGGGCATGTTCACACAGGACGGCCGCACGTGGGCGGTCATCGGGTCCGTACTCTATGAACTGAATACCCTGTTGACCACGTGGGTGGCGCTGGGGGATGTCGGGACGGACGGGCAGCCGGTCTCCTTCAGCAGCAACGGCATCAGTAGCAACTCCGTCGGCACCGGGAGCGGCGGGAACCAACTGGGCGTGGTGAGCGCAGGCGGACTCTATGTCCTGCATCTGGTCACGGGCGTACTCACAGCGGTCGTGCTGCCCTTTACCGGCCCGGTCATGCTGGCCTTTCTGGATAGCTACACCCTCGCCAATGAGGCGAACTCGCAGGTGGTCTGGTTCAGCTATCAGGAGGATATGACCCAGTGGGACGGGATCGATAACTTCATCCGGTTCGGCACATCCGACACCATTGTGGGGATTGCGGTGAGCCGGGATCGGATCTGGGCCTTTGGGAGTAAGACCACCACGCTGTTCTATGACAGTGGCGACACCGACACGCCGTTTCTGCCCTATCCCGGCAGCGCCACGCAGGTGGGACTCGTCTCCCCGTGGGCGCTGACACTCTACGCGGATACCTTCTTCTGGCTGGCGACCACGGAGCACGGGCTACGGCGCATTGTGATGGCAACCGACCCGCTGGCGCAGCCGATTTCGATTCCGCCCATTGAGCAGCACATTGCGGACTGCCCCTCACTCGCGGATGTCTACGCGATGGCCTACGAGCAGGAAGGCCACGTGTTCATCATCTTCGTCCTGCCCAGCAGCCCGGACCCGACCGATGCCTTTGTCTACGATGCGACCGAGAAGGCGTGGCACACCCGCGCAGGCTGGGACAGCATCACCGGGCAGTATGTCCGCTGGCGGGCGAAGGGGAGCACCACGACCAACGGGCTGGTGCTGGTGGGGGACTACAGCAGCGGGGACACCTACACGCTGGACCTGAACACCTACACCGACAACGGGGCCATCATTCGGCGGGAGCGGACCGCGCCCTATCTCTCGGCTGAGGCCCA